CATTAGAAACGTCTGTAGTGTCTAAAGTCATTGCATAGGCAGTATTTGCCGCAGCTAAAGTCTGGTCAACAACGCTCTGGAAAGCCCCATAAGGAGTGTAATCAGCATAAGAAGCACTAGAGATAGGAACAAACAAGATAACGCTATCAGGGCCTATCCTTCGGTCTGTCAAAGTGGTAGTAGTAGCACCACCAGTTGCCAGAGTCAAAGTGCCTGTGTTATTGGTCTTTCCGTCCATGATGCCACGAACTACCTCCGCTACAGCCCTCTGGTCACCACCAAAAGCAGGTAGGCTTCTAAACATCAGCGAACTCCCTGTGGCGTAACATCCACATCCACAGAGATAGCATTATCCCAATTGTCACCAGTAGGAGTGACTTTTAGCCTGTGATACCTACCTGCGCTTCTGAGTGGTACTCTGTTCTCTGTACTAGCAGCCACCGCAGTATTAAAACTCACACCTTGGTTTAGCAAGGTACGAGAAGCAATAGCCACAGTTGCAGAGCCATTATCGACAATAGGTCTAGCTAGGGTTACTACTGAGTTAGCACCAATATCCAAGTCTCCAGTAGAAATTACACCTGTTTGACTAGCACCTGTGTAAGTCATCACACGAGTGGCTAAAGTACCACCTAAAAAATACTTGCCACCAATATATAGTTGAGAATCTAAACTTGTCGTTAACGCATCAATAGACGTTGAAAGACTATCCAACTGCTCAAGCGTTACAGACGATGTAGAGGCTTCTGCTAGGAAATCTGTACCAGCATCCCCATAAGTCCACTTTTGAGTTTTAAAGTTATAAATTATTACACTTCTGTTTCCGTTAACAGTTTTGTAATTCCAGATTACAAGTTTTCGGATTGGGTCAACAGCAGCAGACATGGTTTTATAGTCAGCTTCCGAGGCATCTTGTATGAAGAATCTATCTACCTTTTCTGCACCAATAGCTGTGACATTTTGTCCGTCACACATATAGAAACCATCGTCAGACAAAAAGAAAGTTACGCCTTGGTATTGTGCAATCGAGCCAGATACCATGCAGCCCTTACCACGAGATATATTGTCAAACTGGAATATAAACGGAGTCCCAACATAGGTCATTCTATGAATTGCTCTCTCAAGCAAGACAAGACCAAACTCACCACCACGAATTCCAACAATCTGACCACCATCAGGAATGTCCTGATAATCAGACTGTGTGTTTACGTTTTCTGTCCAATCAGTCTCATCATTGATAGCTGACCAACGGACACGATACTGTTGTTGAGTGGTTTCTAGTGTATTAGCGCAAACAACAAAGTCACGCACCACAGTAATAAACTTAGCAATAGGCGCAGTAGCCGATAAATCAGCAAACGATGTAGAAGTTCCTAGCGTCCATGCTTGAAGTTTCTCAGCGTTATTGGTAGAAATTACAACCTTGCCAAACTGAGTAAAACGAACCCTGTCGTTAGCACCAGTTGTCATTCCTGTTTTAACTTGAGTAATACCGCCCACACCAGAAACTGTGTAAATCTTAGATGCGCCAGCAGCAAACAAAGCAGTATTTCCATCTGGTTGCTTGGCAGCGTAGAGTGAAGTTAAATCTTCAGCAGCGTTACTTGTGGAGAACGTGACAGGCGTAGGAAATGGGCCATAACCGATAGCCTGAGAAACCACGTTCTTAGCGTCAGTCAACGCACCAGACACGCTAGGTTGGTCAGGCATCCACTCACCAAAAGTTAGTTTTGTCGTAGCCATGTGTTACTTCCTTGAGCCTGTATTGTCCATGTATTATCGTTAGCAGATACTGGAGTCCATGTGTTTGTGTCGCCAGAAACAGTAGTCCATGTATTGCTATCGGTGGAAACTGGTGTCCAAGTGTTATTGTCTTGTGGTACTGGAGTCCAGTTATCACCAAGAATAACGCCATATGCAGTAATTGTTGCTAGACCTGATACCGAGGCTACCCCTGCATAAATTGCAGACGCATTAGCAACAACATCAGCATTTGCATCTATGTTGGCAGTTGCGCCAACAACCAAACCACCATTAGCCGTTACAGTCGTTGTGGTATCAATAGCACCACTACCAAACTGAACCCTGATAGCATCAGCAGTTACAGTTGCGTTACCAGTTACAGAAGCTACCGCATTTGCTACTATTCCACCAAGAGCAGTAACATCTGCGTTACCATTGATAGCACCACTAGCAAACTGGACACGAATTCCATTAGCTATTACATCAGCATTAGCGGTAATACTTCCATTGGCAAACTGGACACGAGTAGCATCTGCGCTGACAGTAGCATTGGCATCAATCGCACCAGAGGCAAACTGCACCCTAGTTGCATCACAAGACGCACTAGCATTAGCCGTAATACTTGCGCTGGCTAACTGAACCCTTACTGCATCTGCCGTAACAGTCGCTGAACCATTTACTACCCCTACACCATACTGAACCCTAGTAGCATCAGTTGTAACGCTTGCAGACGCAGTTACAGACCCATAGGCATCCCATAGGGTTACTGAGGTTGTATAAAGTGGACTATCGAGTGTGAGTGTTAAGTCATCAATGCTAGACTTTAAATTGTCTAGCGAGTCAATCGTCCACGGAGGCAGTAAGTCAGCCATCTCACGCTAAAGTAACGCTCAATGAAGCAACAGCAATGCGGAATACATCACCAGTTGCAATCGTCTTAGAAGCATCTAGTGGTGTGTGATACAGCAAGTTACCTGTAGTCAAAGCATCACGGATACCAATGTGTGTGATTGTTCCCCATGAGCCACCAGCTTGAGGAAACTCAATAGCAGCAGAATTGGTAGAAGCACCATTACTAGGCGCACCAAATGTCACAGACTGACGAGCATAGCTAGTGCCAGAACACTCAGTTCCAGTATCCGCATCAGTTGGGTCAGTTGTGTACAAAGCCACATAAACAGTTGTTGGTGCTGTGTAAGCAGTTGCTCTCAGCGTCACATTGATAAGAGCATTTTCCAAGTAGTTAGACATTTCAGCCATGATTTCACCTTGCAGTTAATTTGATTGACAGGGGTACACCAGAATACTGAGTGTTTTCATCAGACCTAGTGAGAGAAGAAATTGCTCTGTCGTACATAGAACCCCATGTATTGATACGAGCATCATTCATTAAGTAAGGCTCTGCCTCAACCAATGCGCCATACAGCAAGCCATCAGGGGCAATATTTAAGAAAACATTGCTTGTGTTACTGCTAGACAAGTATGCTGGCGCAGCGTAATAAAGCATCTTCAACGTATAGATACCATCTGGTGCGGGTGCTAATTGAAACTCACTAGCAAGAATCGTATAAGACTTAGGAACTCCAACTTCTGATGTTCTTGGGTCATTAGATAACGATGAGGGACTAGAGTAACTCAATGGTTGAATTGGGTTTGTCATTACGACAAAATCACGAATCTCTAAGAAGTCGCTAGGTATCTCTACAGTTGCATCACCAGAGACTGTGCTAGTCGTTACAGACTTTAGCATCTGGCGAACACGCAACTCTCTACGGAGTCGATTTTCAGCCAAAGTAATAAAGTCTGGGATGATGCTTGTCAAGTCAGACCTAGCCAGATAGTTGGCTATTGAAGTCTGCAAGTCAGAATAAGTTGAGAGGCTCATACCACTCCTGTTCTTGTGCGCCACGCACGATTCATTGGGTCATTCAACCATGCAGCAAAACGCTTGTCATCAAGAACAGCAAAACCACGCATGATTCCTTGTTTGTTCAAGTCATCAATAACTGTCATAGGAATAGAAGCTACTTTATTGCCAAACAGTTGGTCAGACCATCTTGCTCGCTCATCGTACGAGTTATATTCTTTTTTATTCTGCTCAACAATGTCAGAAACATCCTGACGAGTCTGAATAATGATGCCACCTTCGCCATCAGCATGAACAGCAGTTTGTCTAAAGTTTTCCATAGTGCAATTCTATCAGTTTGACTAGAAAAGAAAATGCCCCAGAGGTTTAAGTCTGAGGCATTTTTCGGGGTTACCTTAGATTAAGGTGTCAAGTCAGCAATGATGCCATGTGCTGCTTCGTTCTTAACTTCCAAGGTGTACTCAGCCAACAACTGTGTGCTTTCGTTGTCACCAGTAACAGCCAACTCGTTGGTCTGGAAAGGACGCAGATAAGCAATAGCAGCCATGTCGGGGTCAAGCACAAACGCTGTCTCATCGCAAGAGTTGGTAGATGTCATAAAGCGGTTGGGAACAATTGAAATTGCACCGAAATCGCTCAGGTAAACATCTGCCGCTGACACGATAGTCGTAGGCGCATTGCTTGGGGCCATGAAACGCTGTGCAGCAATACCTGTGAAAGCGGAAACTGTCTGCTTGTGAGCAGGGTTAACCATCAACACTTTGGGATTGCCACCAGAGGAGTAAACGCTCTTAACAACAGTTTGCAACAAGGCTTCTGTGAAAGTGCGGTTTGTGCCGTTGGTACGAGCAGTAGTGCCAGAAGCACCAGCAGAACCAGAAGTACCAAAAGAACCATTGGTAGCCAACCATGCTTGCAAACCACCCAATTTACGAGCAGTAGAGCTATTGCCATTAGCAGCAACTTGGTTACTCAGCAAAGAAGTCTCCATGTCACGCTTAATTTCAGCCGATGCTTTCGCAAGTTGATAGGCTTTTTCTGATTTGCGGCCTGCCTTATCAACAGCTTGCAAAGTGCCAGAAATCTTTACAGTCTTCTGTGCAATCTGTGTTCGGTTGCCAATACGAGTCGTAGGAGACATAGTGGCATCAGATGCCGTATCGCCTTCAACTGCATAGTTAGTCAACGATGCGGCTGCCAAAGAGTCAGTCTGCCACTCGTGATAAACAGCAGTTGCCTTTGTTTTGCCGATAGACGACATAAATGGGACATCTGTTGGTGAAATCGAGTAGATAACATCCGAAAGGTCTTCACGCTGACCGATAGCGGTATATGTTTGATAGGTAGCCATAATTTAATACTCCAAAATTTATAAAAATCGTTCAAATGCTCTGGCTGCGTCAGTAACTTTTCCAGTTTCACGCAACCTTTGCATAACCTGTTTATCTTGTGCAGACCTTGTAGGAGGTGCAGAAGTACCAGAACGCATCATCTTAGGGGCAGCCACAAGTCGTTTATTCAACTCTGGTTTGCTCTTTTGAAGTTGCTCATACTTCATTGCTTTATACAATGTCATCACAGCACGACTGTCATATACGGAACTGAGTTCTTGGTCAGACCAACCAACAGACTTCGCATAGTCACGGATTTGTTTCCGTACCGCATCACCCTGTGGTGTCGCTAACTCAGGAATCAGACTAACTAGCTTCTCAGATTCTTGACGGAGATGGTTTTGCAGTTGGGATTGTTGCTCTGCTTGTTGCTGTTGGGCAATGCGTTGCTGTTCATTCCTGACTACTGCTAACTGCTTCTCACGCTGACTCTGTTCAGCTACCGCTACCGCATAACCGATAGGGTCTGTTTCCTTTAAAACTTCTAAGTCCACACCCTGATTTTGCTGCGTAAGGAAGCTATCCAACGCTTGCAACTTCTGGGCGTATGCCTGTCGCTCTTGTTTTACATACTCTAAATGACTACGTTCAGCTTCAATCGCCTTACGTTGCTCAGCTAGAGCCTGAGACTTTTTAGTGTAGTCCGTACCTTGTTGATAACCCTTGATAAGTTCGTCTAGTTCTACTTCGACTTCCTCACCAGATGCCTTGACTTTATATCTAGGCTTTGGTTCTTCAGATTCCTCTGAATACTCAACTTCGTCAGTCTCTTGTTGGTACTCTGTTTGACCTTCGGCTTGGCTGTTGTCAGCTTCCTCAGAATCACCCATCATGCCTTCAAACGCTGAAGCAGCTTGGTTTACATCTAGGCTTTCACTCCCTTGAGGGTTGGTGTTTTCCATTTGTCATCTCAATAATCGCCAGACACCTTCTGGACGGAGGCTAGGGGTTTACCCTAGAGAATCTTCCACTTCTTTTCCTTAATCACAGTTTCCGAGGCTAAACCTTCTAGGTGTCCTGTAATTAGTTCTAATGTCTTTATGTGCCGATAAGCGTCTTCACGCCTATCACATTCTTCTGCACTTGTGTTAATTATCACACTAATTTGTTCGTTTTTCAAGTTATTTAATACTTCTTTGAAAAAGTCATCATTTAGTAGGTTTTTAGCCCATTGAGCCAAAACTGCTTTGTCATTATTCTGCAAGGATAGCCCTATTTATAGTGAAGTCTGTATTTGATTTTCCACCACCGCCAATTGGAGTAAACAAGTTAAAGTAACTATTACCCCTAGCAGTACCTAAATCAGAAATTGGGTTAAAGGTAGAACCACCACCACTAAACATAGACTTAATTGTGGCAATAGCCTCTTTGTCACCTAGTTCAGCAAGCACTCTTAAAGTATTTGCGTCCATGCTGTCATAGGCAGCCGCAGCCCTTCTTCTGCTTGCATCAGCAGTTCCAGCTAGGTTAGCAGCACCTAATAAACCATACTCAGAAACAGAGCCTTCTGGTGCGTTTAGCAAGCCATTAACAATGTCTCCAAGACTGTAACCAGTTAAGTTACCTGCAATACTGTTAACAAGGCTCAATGTTGGATTTGTTAGTCCAAGCAAAGCATTAACTGTCAAAGGTGTATTGTCTGAAGCTATTCCAAGACCTGCGGCTAATGCGTTCCCTGCTGGCCCTGCCGCAAGCATCGCTATCTTAGTTCCTAGATTGATAACATCTTGGTCTGTCTTTAAATCAGCAGCAGAACCAATTAGGTTTAGTGCAATAGCTGTTTTAACTAGGTCTGAGTTACCCGCTAAAGCAGCTATCGGTGCTACTGTTCCTGCTACATTGGCTATATCTGTGCCTGTGACACTAGTCCCAAATAATCCATTATTAACGCTAGATGTATTTACACCTGTTCCACCAGTATTTTTAGTGAAGTCGTTGTTATAAACCAGAGTGTTATCAATGGCTGTGTTACCAGTAATCTTGCCTGTATCTAAGTTTCCTAGATTGATAACGCCAGAATCTACGCTTGCTAAAGCATCAGGATTCTTAACTGCTGTCATGGGTGTAGGAAGAACTCTAGGTTGCGCCTGTAGCAATGAGCCATAAGCAATTCTAGGTTGGTCAGGCAACTGACTACCAATCATGTCTAGCAATGAAGTGGTAGGTGCAAACTGCGTCTGTGGACGATACTGGCTCTGGATACCAGAAACAATATCCTGATAGCTTACATCCTGTGGACTACTTCCACCTACCAAACTACGTAGTTCTTGGTAGTTCATGGTTACTTGCCAATCATGCTCAGAATGTTATTCAAAGAAGTGGGCGCACCAACTACATTATTCTGCATGGCATTTAAACCTAGACTGTTATCTGCTGGCAAACCTTGAATCATGTTAACAATGCTTTGAGTCGTAGGACGCTCGTTAATCAAGCCTTGTGCCAAACGCTTGGATTCACCAAATGCAGGGAATAAATCACGCATCTGACCCGCAACAATTGGTTGTTGGTAAATGTTAGTAGGATTAAAGTTAAATGGTGAAGTTTGTGTTTGTGGTTGGGTGCTAATCAGTTTACCCGCATCTGTTTGGTAGGCTTTATCATAAACTTGTTGACCAAACTGGAAAGGTACTTTATTAGCTGTAGCCAATGCGCCAACAGAGAAGTTAGCAGGTAAACGTCCACCATTCTCAGCAGCAATCTTATCCACCAAAGCCTGTACACCAGTAGAGTTTGCTTGTGCTTGTTGTAGCGTCTTACCCACACCCAACTGGAAGCCATAGTTAGGGTCTAACGCTGCTACTGCCTGTGGCGTACCAAACGCTTTATAAACGTCATCCATTGACTTAGCGTTAGCCAATGCACCAGTTAGATTTTTGTACTCAGTACCAGTTAACGCACCAGTACCCAAAGCCAGATTGATAGCTGCTTGTGCTTGCTCACCAGTAAGCGTATTAACGCCTTCTTTAACAACCAACTTACCATTCTCAAATGACGTGACAATAGGCTGTTGTGTTACAGGATTAACAAATTGAACGCTGTTACCTTGCACATTTTTAGAAATGTTAGGTACTGTTGTATCTAGTTTATAGGTCTGTGTCGTAGGGTCATACACACCATAAGGGTTGACGTTGGCATAACGCCCTGCAAATGGGTCACTCTCTAGCGCAGCAACATTGGCAGATAAGTTCTTTGCAGTACCTAAAACACTCGCATTGAATGGGTCATATCCCAATTTAGCCATTTCAGAGACATATTCTGTCTGTGTAGGGTTTCTACCTAACGCACTACGATAACCTGAAATGATGCTTTGTGTATCGTAGTTGTATCCTTCTGTGCTGTAGTTAAGAACGCCAGTACCCGCTACAGAATTACCTTGGTTAGTGAATGTTCCACCACCAGTTAAATAGTTAACAGCTTCAGTCTTTTCTTTAGCTGTAGCATCGCGCCCAAGTTGAGTGTTATAGGCATAGTCAATGACTGTATCAAGTGCTTTTTGTTCAGCAACAAGGGGTTTTCCTACGTTAGTTGCGTATTGATTGACTACACCAGTATCAAAGCCAAGCACACGACCAATTTGCTCTGCTGGAACTCCTTGAGCAGCAGCTTCTGTAGCAATAGCCGTGTATAAAGCATCTCCACTCAAACCTTTGTATTGGTTTGCAATGTAGTCTTTGACCATCTGGTCTGTGTAATATGCTGGTGCAGCCATGATTAACCTCTAATCTCTACGTTGGATGTTATGCCAGCACCAATTTTCATTGCTTTCAATTGTGCTTCTGCTTCAAACTCTTGTTGCTTCAATGCAAAGTAAGCCTGTTGTTTCTCACGCTCTAATTGCAACTTAGCCATCTCTTTCTCACGCATCAATTGCATTTCAAGAGCAGCCTTCTGTTCAGCCATCTGCATATCAATCTGCATCTGTTGTTGTTGCATCTGCAAGTCAGCTTGTGCTTTAGCTTGGTTGGCTTGTATCTCAGCTTGAGTCCTAGCCATCAATGCTTGAACTTCTGGAGGCATCTGCTGTTGCTGTGGAGGAGGATTACTTAACGCTTGGTCTTGCTCTGGCGTAATAGGCTTGTAGAACTCAGCAGAATCCTTAAAACCAGCAATCTCTACCATGCGTCCCAATGTGCCACGATATTGAGCAGGGGAAACGTAAGGGTTGGCAGGGCCATACTGAGCAATCAACTGCTCTTGTTTAGCAAGAACCATCGACAACATAGCCATCTGCTCTTGTCGGTTACCTGCGCCTAAACCCACGTTAATAGACACATCATATTGGTTAGCCCATGTACGAGGGTCAAACTCTACGAATTCACCACGCATACGAACCATTCGTGCTTTGTCCTGATACTTACAGAGCAAGTGCAAGATGCCTTGGAACAAAGACTTAACGCCTGTCTCAGCAAAGATTCGAGCCATTAACTCAATCTTACCTGCGCCAGCTTGTTGCATTGAAGCAACCGCAGCAGCAGTCACGTTCTGCAAGATAGAAGGGTCTAAACCCTGTGAAGCATCACTAACACCAGTACGTTTAGACTGAACTGTGTCCAGATACTGAAGCATTGGGAAAGCCTGTGCAGCCACGTTCTGAACTACAAGTTGCGACACAGCACCTTGAGATTTCGCACGAATAACACCACCAGCAGTAGAAGTCAGCAAGTCATCAAGGTTTACTTGACCCTCAACCGCAACCACACGAGCATTGTTTGTCAGATATAAGTTATCCAACATTTGACGAGTGATAGTGGTCTTGATTAACTGAAGGTCAACTGTTCTATCAGCTAACGAGTTACCAAAAAACTTATGCGGAATTGGTATAGGACAAATTGAGTGGAACGGAACATAGTCTGTTTCCTCAATAATCTCTTTGCCCTTCTCATCTTGAAGAATCTCATTTCCTGCATAGAAAACTTGAGTCAGAGAAGCAATGCCTTTTCCGTCTATATCAGTTTTGACATAGCACTCAAAGACCTCAATCTCTTGCATTGAAGGGTCATCAGTCTGAACTTGGTAGGGTTGCTCACCAGCAGAGTAACGAGCCACACGCTCTGGCGTATAAGCCAAAGCATCACCCATCTGTAAACTCTCTACTTGGTCTTTGTTGAAACCCATAGCAATCAATGTGCTACGAGTCAACATCTGACGATGGGCTACGAAAGGTGAGTCAGCAATAGTACGAGCCTTCTTGCTAATCAGGAATTCTTCGGGAGGTACGTTCTCAATCGTTACTTTGCCTGACTTTTTCTTTTGCTGCACCACAACATTGTGTGTAGCACCCATCACAGGCACACCCATAGGGTCTATAACTGGCTGACCCATTGGGTCAAATATTGGGAACTCTGTTGTATCTTGCTCGACAATCTCCATAGTCTCATCACTCATCAGCATTGCTAACTCGTCATTAGACAAGTCAAAGTAACGCTCTTTAGTAATGTCTTCTTTGTCTTCCCAATAGGCTTTTATGATGCCGTTCTTTTGTAAGAGTGCATCCTTAAACCAATCATGGAGAATGGACACGCCTTCGTTGTCCCTGTTGAACACCCAATTACAGTAGTCTGTGGCCTGTTTTGCGGAGGCTTCATCTTTCGGGCCTTGTGGCTCAAAGACTACGATGTTGTCTGAGCCTGTGAAAATGCGAACAAGTGAAGGCAAAGCACCATCAATGGCCTCTGCAACTTCACCTGTAACGATTGAAGACTTACCTTCTACCTCATTGCCATAAGGTTGACGGAGATACGCTTCTAAAGCCTGTTTGCGCTGCTCTACTGTTTCACTCTCAATAAAGCCAATAGCGTCATCAATTTCAGCTTGCAGTATCGACTTCAAGTCGTTCGTTTCCATGTGCATCCTTTGGAGGGCGACCAAGTTTCGGTCTTGGTGAGGATTGTAACTCTTTTACCACATTTTCCAACATTTCGATGCGTTTTTCAAGTTCTTTTACCTTTGGGGCTAGATTTATGCCCTGCATTTGTACATACATTAAACAATCCATTTCGGTGCTGAGTTAATAGGCTTAGACCACGTTGAATGACCTTCATCCAATCCAAGGGCTAAGTAGCGGAATGAGTCCGAGCCATGTGACGACCAATCGTGTAATGGACGCTCAAAGAATATCTTACGCTTCTCATCGTAATCTCTGCGATAATTTCTTAAACAATTTAAGCCAATCTGCACTTTTGGTACATTAAACCAACACCTTGGCAGCAACCTTCTTACCGCTTGGATGCCATCATCTAGTCCCATTCTGGGTGCAATCTTGACTTCTAGCCCTGCGTCTTCAAGCATTTCCATGCGGCTCTTACCTGTGCCTAACTCCCTAACTCTTACGTCATGGGGCAGAATATGCTCTGCTTTTGAGTAGTCGTTATCCTTAATCCACTTGACGTAATGGTCTAAACCTACGCCATGATTCTCATAGTAGTCAATCAGACGCACCTCAGTACCAACCAGTTGAGCCACCCAGATAGATGTAGAGTCACCCATTCCCAAGTCCCAAGCAGTAAAAGTTCTGCTCAATTCCTCTCTGGGAATCTCTTGCATATGCTTCTTTTCTTCTAGCTCGTTCAGCATTTGCCCATAATAAGAACCTTCTACGGCAGCGTCAAAGCTACACTCAAACTCTTGGCGGTACTTGTCTTCACCCATCTCATTCTTAGCAGCCTTCAGTTCTGTCTCATTTACTACCCCTGTTTCAGAGGCTTTGAACTCCAACAGACCCCATCCTTCTTCTTTCTCTGCCCTGTCTCGCAGTTCTTTAAAGTGGTTGTGTCCTTTGGGTGTACCAATGAACAAGCACCAGCCCTGTCTGTCAACCAAGGCGGGTCTGCATATGTCTGTCCATATCTTAGGGTTTTGGTCGCCAATTTCATCTAGTATGACCCCATCAAAATACTGACCACGAAGTGAATCGGGATTGTCAGAGCCATACAACTGAATGCGCCTACCCCAAAAATCCACCCTAAGTTCCGAGATGTTTGTTGTACCGCCTAGAGGTTCTGCGTATTTAACAAGGTAGTCCCATGCCACTCGCTTGGCTTGTCCGTAGGTCGGGGCTATATAGGCGTACCTTGGGGCTTCTTTTTGGTTAAGCAACGATTCACGGATTAAATGATTTAACGCTGCAACAGTCTTGCCAAACCGCCTGTGAGCAACCACTACCGCAAAGCGTTTGCCTACCAGTAAATCATGCACCTTTAACTGGTGTTCCCTTGGTTTATAAGGAATTATTAACTCTGCCATTTAATTACCAGTTCAGAACCTTCTGGCCCACTATGCTCTACGGCATGGGTTTCTTTCCATCTAGCCCTAGTCTTTAACCAGAAGATAGCCGCAGCAGTATTGCCGTTCTTTGCTTGCTGGAACAAGGTCTGCCCAATACTAGCGTTAGCATCGATGCGCCCATCATCAAGTTCCTTTTTGTAATACTTCACTAGCGTATCGGAACTAATCTCTAGCTTGGTAGCTATATCTTCAAAGGTAATGCCTACAGCAGCCAAAGTCTTTACTAGCTTCTTGTTCTCATCAGTCGGCTCATATTTTTTGCCCTGTTGCATTTTATATCTCCGAAGGTTCATTGTTAGCGTTTACTAACATAGCTTTTTTACCTGTAAATTCTTCCCATCGTTTTACTATGACATCGCAATACTTGGGGTCTAGTTCCATTATTCGGGAATGTCGGTTATGTTTTTCGCATGCAATAATGGTTGTACCGCTACCACCAAACAAATCTAAAACAATTCCATTTATGGCACTACCATCTAAAACTGCTTTTTCGACAAGTTCGACAGGCTTCATAGTTGGGTGTAAATCATTTTTGGCGGTTCTTTTGATACGCCAAATGTCCATTCCGTTCTTGCCACCATAAAACTTGTGGTTGTTTACCCACCCATAAAACATAGGTTCATACATGCTCATGTAATCGCTATTGCTTAAAGTATGGTTTCCCTTGTCCCAGATAACCAAAGAACGGCATTTAAGTCCTGTTCTTTCCATACTGGCAAAGTATTTGTTTATGCCTAAGCGATAAAATGTTATGTAAAAAGCACCATCTACTTTAGATGTAATTACGCTGTTAATTGCATCCAGAAAGTCATTGCCTTCTTTGTCTGACATTTTGTCGTTTTTAATGCTTCCATGTTTAGCATTAAATGATTTAGAGCCATCGCCATGAATACCACCAGTAAAGTCTATCAAATAAGGTGGGTCAGTAAAAATCATGTTTGCTGTCTCAGGCATCAACTTATCCACAGCGTCAATGCTAGTGGAGTCCCCACACATCAATCGATGGTTGCCTAATTGGTAAATGTCGCCTAACTTGGTAATTGGCTCGTCAGGTATATCAGGAACATCGTTCTCATCTGTAAACCCTACCACCATTTCTGGCTCAAGTAGTGCGGCTAACTCTTTAGGGTCAAAACCTAATATGTCCAAAGCAAAGTTATCAGCCAGTAAGTCGTTTAACTCAATGGTCAGCATCTCGTTGTCCCACCCTGCGTTTAACGCTAGGCGGTTGTCGGCAATGATGTAAGCCTTACGTTGGGTTTCGGTTAGGTCTTTTAACTCTATAACTGGAACTTCCTCATGTCCTAGCTTACGAGCAGCAGAAAGTCTGCCATGACCTGCAATGATGCCGTTGTCGCCATCAATAAGAATCGGGTTAGTCCACCCAAACTCTTTAATGCTTGCCGCTATTTGGGCAATCTGTTCATCAGAATGTGTGCGTGAGTTCCTAGCGTAAGGAATCAATGTTGATACTGAAGGCCATTCTAATTTACGATTTTGTGTCATGTTGTATCACTCCCTTTCGGGTTGGTGAAGTTAAAAGGCTAGTTTATACCACTAGCCAAGGTTTTATTTCATTCTGCCCATCTTACGAGCAGCTTCACTTATGGCAATCGCAACCGCTTGCTTGGGATTCTTAACGACTTTACCGCCCTTACCAGAGTGCAGTTCACCTTTGCCAAACTCGTGCATCACAGCACCCATCTTGGCTTTGCCAGCTTTGTTCATCTTAGGAGTTTTCATTTCTTGTTCCTCGCAGAAATAGCCTTTGCCTTTGCTCTAGCATCAGCCTTTGAACTAGCACCCCATACTTGGAGGCTTTGCAACAACCTTGTTGGGCTTCCATCAGGCTTACGCTCTGGCCCTGCCATATTACCCATCCTAGCCAAGAAAGACGCTCTGCGAGGATTGTCGCCAGATTTGACAGGAGGCTTGAGGTTGCTTCCAGCGTTCTCACGCTCATAGGACTTGCGACCCTTCTCATTCAGGCCACCTTTAGGGTTTTTACCCTCTTTTTTAGTCCACGCTGCTGTCATTTCTTTTTAGCAGTCTTAGCTGCTTGCTTAAACGCACTCGCAGTTGGCGCACCTTTCGAGCCAACCTTACGCATACGCTCTGGAGTCTTTCCAGCAGCCTTTTGCGCTTCAATGCGTTTTTGTTTCGCATGAATGTTAGCGTACAAGCCCATCATTTTTTTGGCTTCTTTGCTTTGTTCTTTGCAGTACGCTCACCACGGATAGGCATGGGTTTAGGCGCAGGTTTCTTTTTGGCAGTTAGATTAGGATAAAGTCCCATCATCTCAGCCGCTTGCATATTAGTCGTCCCCATTGTCTTCTCCCATTTCAGAATCGTCAGTAATTGGGCCACCAGTTACCCAAGCAGTACAAGTACGTTTGGCGGCACACTTAAAGTCCCAAATCTCGCAATAGCCTAAGTCTCCAGCTTCAATGACTTCCCAAGCATCCATCTCGCTATCGCCTGTTGCCAAACCTGATTCAATGCAATCCATCATTTTTGTGGTTTGGATAAAGGCAGCACAGTTACCGCAACGAGACTTTTTAGCTTGTTCTGGAGAATTTCGCCATACCTTAGAGACTTCACGCCAGTAGCCAGCGTTAGCTTCGTTGGGGTTCATTGGGCCATAGTTCGCCTTGTCAATCGCCTTTTGACGATTCTCAAGATTGACTTCTACGTCACCTGTGGCAACTGGACACGCTTCGCCT